TTACGAGTGGCCCCGAAAAAAGGGGCAGGTCATCCGGGCCAAGTCGAGCAACGCGGCCTTGAAGGCGTCGGCACCGTCGAGCCCGGCCATAAACAGATCGGTCAGGGCCTCGCCACCGGCGCGGGCCTCGTCTTGCATCCGCTGCATATTGTTGCGGGCCTGCGTGGCCTGGTCGGCCATCCTCGAATAGGCATCGGCCAGCCGGTCGATCTCGGCTTCCAATGCGGGCGTGACAGCGCGCCCTTCCCGTTGCGCGGCGACCAGAAGTTCGGTGCGGGCCTGCGCATAGGCGGTGGCATCCCCGTGGCGGCGCTGGGACAGCGCCACAGAGGCCAGAACCATCGCTTCGGTCTCAAGGGCCATCGTCCTATCGCGGATCGCCTGCGCCTCGCGGGCGAAGCCTTCCAGCCGATCGGCAGAACCACCACCACCGGAACGGGCAGCCCGATCGGCAGCAGTTCGCGCTTCCTCGGCGGCAATCGCAGCACGGGCGGCTTCCTCGGCCTGCCGGTCGGTCAGGGTCGCCCCGGCGTCGGCAGCCCGCTTCCTCACCGCCACGATCTCACGTTGAAGGCGCAGTTGCTCGGTGCTGGCGACGTTCCGGGCGTGTTCGGACTCGGTGAACCCCTTGTTCGCCTCGATCATCGCCTGATAGTTCCGCAGGGATTCCGCCTGTGCGTCATGGAGCGCCTGAATGGACGGCCCGCCGGTCGAGATACCCGCAGCCTGTTCCAGCGCCCCCTTGAGGCTCTCCGCCAAGCTGGTGACGCCCGCAATCACGCCACCCAGGCGCGAAAGCTGGCCGATCACGCCCGAGAACTCCACCCGGTCGCCCTCTTGCAGTTCGGCGAAGGCTTCGGACGCGGCCGCTTCCAGTTCGACCATGCGGGCGGCGAAGGCTTCGGCCGAAACACCACCTTCCGCGAAGTCGGTGGCAAGCTGGCGCATCTCGGCCGCAACATCGGCAACGGCGGTTGCCTGATCCTCATACCCCCACGCGGCCACCTGCGAAACCGCGCCGGTCAGGGCGTTGGACGTGGTGCGGGCCTCGTCGCCAAGATGCTGATAGCGTTCGCGCAGGCGCTCGGCTGCCTCGGCGTTCTGGTCGAGCATGTCCCGGTCGCGGGCAAGGGCATCATACAATTGATCGCCCAGCACTGCGCGGCCCTGCGCTTCGTCGCTAAAGATTTCGTCCAGCCGGGCGCGCAGGTCGGCAATCTCCACAACCGCCTCGGCAATCGCCAGCGCCACCCGCTTGCCAAAGTTTCCTACCGTGGTTGTCAGGTCTCGGAACTTGCGGTCCAGTTCCTCGGTGCGCGCGATCAGTTCGGAATCCAGCACCGATCCTGTTTCATGAGCGCGAGCGATAGTAGCGCGCAGGGCGTCCTGCCCTTGCCCCAGCAGTTCAACGAATCGCTCACCAGCCGATCCCCCGAAGATTTCGTCCGAAACCCTGATCTGGCCCGCGCGGTCGAACCGTTCCAAGCGCCCGAGGATTTCCAGCATCAGCGCCGAAGGGTCAGACAACCGCCGGGCCAGATCATCGGCGCGGAATCCGAGGCGGGCGAAGGCTTCGGCGCCAGCACCCGCGCCGGTGGTGATCCATTCATCCGCCCGCAGGTTCAGCTCCTTGAACCCGTCCACCACCGCGTCAACGCTGATACGGTTTTGTTGCGCGACGAAAGACCACTCCTGGAACGCTTCAACCGCCATCCCGGCACGGCGGGCTTCGTTGCCCAGGGTGGCAACCTGGGTCGTCACCCGGCGCAGGTTACCCAGAACACCCGCAACTCCCCCGGCAGCGAGGCCACCAAGGAACCCGCCTGCGAAGGGCATCGCCATGGTGCGCAGCCGCCCGAAGCTGGCGGCGATCCCCTCGGGCACCTTGGCATAGGTCGCCTGCATCCGGTCGGCGGATTGCTTCGCCCGGCGCTCCATCTGTTGCGAGAACCGCCTGTGCGCGGTCTGTGACCGCTCAAGGTCTTTCTGAAACTTCGCCACGCTGGCTTCCAGCTTCACCAGAAGGCCGGTTTGATCCATGCTCATAAGGGTTCCTACTCGTTACAGGACGGTCAGCCCGAGAACGTCGGGGTCGTCATAGCGGGATTTCTTGTTCTGTGCGGTGACGGCGCGGGACACGGCCATTGCAGAAGCAACGGCAGCGTCGATACGCCCGTTGCTTCGCTGCTTGTGCATCCGCACCAGACCGCTTTGGGGATTGGTCGAGACTGCCACGTTGTCGAAGTGCTGGCGCAACACGGGGTCGCCGTTGTGGCGGATCATCTCGCCGTTCACCACGCGGATAAGGTTGCCGGTCGCCTCGGACATGATGACCGCGCTTTGCGGATGCACGAACACAGGCAGGCCTGCGTCGGTCAGGTTCTGCGACAGGACGCGCGCAAGCGCCGGGTCCACTGCGATCTCCTGCACGTCATAGGTGGCGCACAGTTCCCGGATATGGTCCTCAACCTGCTTCTGGTCGATCACGCCACCGGGGCAAAGCTGGATCAGGTCGCGGTCGGTCCATTCGCGGTAAGGCGCGCGGTCGCGGTGGCCTTTCGCTTCCAGATCGGCACCGGGCACGAAACAGGTGTTGCGAAGCGTCACCTGCCCGTCAGGGTGCCGGAAGGCAATCGCAACGGCGGTCAGGTCGCCCGATTGCGACAAGTCAACACCGACATAAGCCGGAAGTTGGATCAGGTCTTTTTCCTCATCCTCGAACTTCCGGGCGTCATAGATCGCCAGATCAAAGAGCGGATCGCGGCTGTTAGATTGCCAGATGTTCAGGTTGAATTGCCGGAAGCTGGCAAGTTCGGACGGATTGCCCTCGGCCTCTTTCGCCAGCGCCCGCAGCCCAGACAGCGACGGGAAGCCATGCGCCAGGCCGGGGTTCACCCGCGCCCAGACCGCTTCATCCTGCCAATCGTCGCCCGGCTCGGCCATAAACAGCACCGGCAGGAACTCGGGGTTGATGATCTCGCCCTTCGCCACCTGCACCGCATACTTGAACTGGTCAGCGGCCAGCCCCTCGGCACCGCGCCCGGCGGTGGTGGCGATCACCATTAGCGTGTCGTCGGTCTTGGCCTGCCCGCTCTTGATCGCCTCCCACAGGTCGCGGCCCCGCCATGCGTGGATTTCGTCAATCAGGGTGAAGGAAGGGGTCAGGCCATGTGCAGCCCCGCCATCAGAGGCAAGGGCGGTCAGGGTCGAGCCGTTCGCGGGGAAGGTGATCTGCTTCTTGCTGTTGAAGGCATCGCGGATCGTCACGGCCTTCAACAGGCGGCGATCCTCGCGGATGATGTTCGCGGCCTCGCGGAAGCCGATGGACGCCTGCTCGCGATCACAGGCCGCGAACAGCACCTGCCCGGCGGCGCGGGTTTCCGGGCCGAACAGATGCAGAAGCGCCAGCGCGGCGGCGAGGCTGGTCTTGCGGTTGCCACGCGGCAGCAGAAGCATCACCGTCTTGACGATCCGGCTGCCGTCCGGGTGACGGGGGCCATAGATGCGCCGAACGATACGTTCCTGCCAATGGTATAGCTGGAACCTGTGTCCCGGTGCGGTGCTGTTCGGGTGGCGCAGGCGGCGCAGGAATTGCACCGCGCGTTCGCCATAGCCGAAAGGGTCAGGGATGGGCGAGTTATCAAACACCCACGCCGGGAAGGTGCCGCCTATGGTCAAAGTTGTCATGCCACCGCCAGCGGGTTGTCGTCGTCGTCATCCTCGGGCGCACCCGAGGCGATGCGCGCCCGGCTGACCGGATCAAGCCCCAGCGTGGCAGCGATCTGGCGGGCGGTCTGGGCGGCGCGGTTCTGAACCCCGAACAGCTTCACGTCGATAGCGCCGCCTGCAAGCTGGCGGTCGGTCTCGATCTGGCGCACCAGCCCGGCCATGACGCAGAAGGTTTCGACTTGCGCCAGATCGGCGGCACAGATCACCCGGCGGGCCACCAGCACCGGCAGCACCCGCTTCCATTCGATCACCGCGTAACGGTCGAGATAGGACGGCGGGCGCGGAACCCGTGTCAGGGGTTCCTGATCGGCGGTGATCTTCGGCTTCACGCCGCGAAGGTGCTTGCTCATGCTGCCACCTGCATCACCGGCGCAGCGAAGTTCGCGTTGAACACCGCCCGCATGAAGCCCGTGGGCGTGACGCTGCGGGCGTTCGCCCGGTCGCGGCCCTTGCCCTTCATGTCACGGATCACGTTGACGGCAGGCGGGCCAGGCAGCGGCACCTTCGGCGGCATGACGAAACCGCCACCCGTCCAGAGGCAGGTTTTCTTGGTATAGTGTTCCGAAGGCGCAAGCCGGGAATAGTCGCAAGGATCAAAGGTATGATCCGGCTTGCGCCAATAGGTGCTGATCGTGCTGCGCGGGTTCTCGATCAGGTAGGGCGCTTCAAAGAACTCGGCCCATTCTGCCGCGATAGCGAACAACTCAATGGCATCCGACAGCGCATGAAGCCCCTTGCCCTTGAACCACCGCGAACCGGACGCGGCCAGGTCGTCACATGGCGGGAAGGCGGCGAAGAACCGGCACCGCTCCACCATGTCGCGGGTCGGCTTCCATCGGCGGGCGTCGGCCTTGATGAAGTGAATGTTGCCCTTGCTGGTGTTGCCGGGGTGCTGAATGTCGATGCAATAGCAATCCCAGCCCGCAGCCGCGAAGGGTTCGGCGGATCGCCCGGACAGTTCATAAAGAAAGATCGCCACGGGTTTCATGCCGCCACCGCCCGCAGTTCCAGCCCCTTCCTACGGCCGATCTCGGCAATGGCGACGATGTTCCAGCCCTTGCCGCCGTGAAGGATGCGGTCGGCCACCGACACGCCCGGAACCCATCGGATCACGAACACCGCGTTGTTGCTCACGCCCTCGCCGAAGGTGGTCAGGAACTCGGAAACGCCCGCCTGCCGAAGTTCGGCCCGGCCGGTGGCATAGGTGGTCCACACCTGTTGAACATGGCCACTCGGGGCGATGGTCTCGGCCAGCCGTTGCAGTTCGATCCGATGTTGCAGCTTGCCCGCTTCCATCAGTCGGCCCTCCACCGAAGGATCGCCTTCAGGCTGACAGCCGCACGGGTGCGGCTCTGTGCCGGGTCAGGGTCAGGCAGCCACACCAGCGCCGGGCGGTCCCATTCGTCTATGGCGAAGCCCTCGGCGGCGGGCGCGTCCATCAGGGCGCGCAGCATCGCACCGGCGACAACCTCGGCCACGGTCGAGCCGTCCGCGACAACCCACAGGTTCAACATCAACGCCACCTCGGCCACCACCTGCCCGCCCGAGGCACGGCCCAGCAGTTCCACCCGCGCCGGTGACAGCACGATTGCAGGCATCTGCTCGGGCCGGATGGAACCGGCGCGGATGCGGTCGGGGTCAACATGATCCGTCACGCCCGCGCGGGCGATCAGCGTGGAACGAACGGCGGTTTGAAGGGCAAGGCCGGGTTCGATCATTGGACAGCCTTCCGCATGGCCCGGCGCATCGCAGCGTTGATCCGGCGGCGCAGGCGGTTCCGGTTCAGCCGGAAGGCCGGGTTGAAGAACGGTGCTGCGGGCATCGCGCCGGTCGGGGTGCCGTCCTTATGGAACCGCTCGGCGGTGCCACCCTCGACAAGATGCGCATGGCGGGCGTCGCTGTTGCCCGCCGTCACCAGCACTTCAAATTCGCCTGCGGTGCGCTGACCACCGTCGCCCGAATGTGCGGGCGTGGTCTCGCCGGGGCCGGTGACGGTGATGCTTTCGATCAGCCCGCCGGTGCGCCGGGAAGTCTCGGCCAAGGTGCGGGCGTCGGCGGCGATTTCCTCGCCCGCCTTCACCAGCGCCGGGCGCAGGGCCTCGGGCACTTCCTTCTTGAGCGCGGCCAGCTTGCGCGCCAGCGCCTCGGAACCTTCAAGCATCCGGGCCATCAGTCGGCCTCCGGTTCGGGCACATGGCCTGTCACGCGCTGTTTCAGCGGCGACAGAAGGGCATGAACACCGAAAGGAAGCTGGTGCGGGTTGGCGAAGGTGACGGCCTCGCGCGCCTCATACTGGTGCGCCACCAGCAGCAGCGCAGCCTGCACCATCAGCGGGTTGTCTGCGTCGAACGGCAGGCCGGTGTAAGCCTGAATCCAGACCTGCGCCACATTGGCGTGATGGGTCAGAAGTTCGGGGTCGCGGTCGTCGTCAAGGTTCAGGTGCGCCCTAACAAGGGCGAGGGAAAGGGGCATCGGGGTCACTCACAACACATATCATTTGTTATGATATAACATAGCCCAACCATCAGGAAAAGTTATATCTGGCCTGTCTTGCGCGCGCCTCCCCCCGCCGGTTCCCCAAGGGGCGGGCAAAGTTCAGGACTACCCCCGCCGTGCAGATCACGCTAAAAGGGATCATTGGTCCTTAGTGGAGCACGATTAAATGCGATACTTGTGGCATCTCGCAGCATGTTCTTTAATATTCTTACTATCTTACCCCATCGCCTCATACGGGCAGGAGCGGGGTAGATACGCAGGGTTGTGGCTCTATACTGCTGATTGCTCAATGTCCCCTTATCTCCATCTCCTTCCCCCTACGATCACCGGAAGAATACAGCTTCAACAAGTATTCGGAAACACATACGCCGGAGCCGTTTCTAACTCACAACTTCTTCGGGCATCAATTAGAATGTCCGTTGAAAATAACTGGATATACGCAGAAATGAATTGGGGGCCGAGACGTAGACAATCAAGCCTTGAAGGGGAGTTCACATCACCTAATAGCTTTAGCGCCATAGATTCTAACGGCTGCTTTATCACGGGCCAGCGGGCGCAACAGTAACTTCATACGCCCTTCCGGTTCTTCCCGCGCCCGGCCGCAATCAGCCATTGGCCCGCTCCTGCCGTTGCTTCACGCTGTTGTGGCAATGGGCACAAAGGGCTTGCAGGTTGTTCCAGTTCCAGAACAGCGCAGGGTTCCCCTTGTGCGCCTTGATATGGTCAACGTGTTCGGCCAGTGAACCGCAGAAGGCACAGGTCGGGTGCAGGCGCAGGAACTCGGCCCGCAGGGCTTCCCACTGGCGCGTGTAGCCGCGTTGGCGGCTGTTCGGGCGTCTGGCGTCGTGGCGGCGGTTCCGGGCGCGTGTGCTGGCGATCTGACAGGCGCAGCGGGTGCCTGCCGGGACGATCTCGCCGCAAGAGCATAAACGGGGCGGGGCTGGCATGGTGCTGGTCCTTACGGGTCGAGATTGGTTTCAACCTTCAAGACGCCGCTAATCATCGTTCCGCCGGTGATGACTTCACCGTAAGCGATGGGGACGATCCCACCTTCGCGCAGGGTGACTTGCGGCCCTGTCATGGTGAAGGATTTGGTGTCGTCGCCGGAAGTGGCCTCGGGCGCGATCATTGACGCCACGCCGGTCAGGGCGAGGCCAGCACCGATATGGGCAGCGACGTGCCCGGCAGTCAGGGCACCGCCCAGCAGGGGCTTTGACAGAACCGAAGCGGGGCCAGCGAACATCGCAAGCCCGACCAGCAGAACACCGGCCAGCACCTTCCCGAGGCCGCCCCTGCTTCTGCCCTTCACCACCGGGACGATATGAAGGGGCTGGTCGCCCAGCGTGGCGTTCAGGATCGTCGCATCGTCAAGCGCCTCGCCCTTCTGGACGCTCTTGCCGATCACCACCCGGTAGAAGCCCTTGCGCAGCTTCTGCGTGAACTTCGGGAAATTCGCGGCAAGGGCTTGGAACGCTTCGGCGGAGCTGGCGATCTGAAAATGGTGGCTGGTGCCGAACTCTTTACCAAGGGCACCGTAAAGGCGAATGGTGGTCGTCATGTGTGTCTCGCTTTCAACCGTTGCAGCGCCTCGCGGTCATAGGCGGGGTCGAAGCCCTGTGCCTCGATCTGTTGCAGGCGCTCGGGTGTATATACGTCCGCACCCTCGGCTTCGTCGGTCGGGGCGGTGGGGTTCATCATCACCAGCCGGTCAAAGTGTGCCGTGATCGCAGCTTCAAGTTCGGCGATGCTGGCGTTCCAGACTTCGGACGGGGGCCAGCCCAGCCAGCCGGTGCCGTAGCGATACAGGTCTGCGAAGTGTTCGCTGATCGGCTTCGCCGGGGCGGTGGAAGGCTTGGGGGCCTCGCCCTGTTGTCCGGTGGTGAGTATCACCGACAACAGGGCGAGGCAGGCCGCTTGCGCCTCCGAGGCAAAGGGCGCAAGCGGTTCTCGGGCGGTATCGGCCAAGAGCCTTTCGGCCTCGGCCCGATCCGTAGCGGCGGCGCGGATCACCGCATAAAGGGCGGTCAGGGACTCTTGACCAAGGCGAACAAACAGCCCTTCAAACCCGCCGGGGTAGCGTTCCAGCGCCACCGCAGCCCGCAGGGAAGCCCGAAGTGCCACGACATGACCACCGTGACACAACAGGACTTCCGGCGCGGGTGCGATGGTGCCGGGCATGGCGCTTAGGCGGCAGCCATGCGCAGCTTGCGGAACACGTCCGGGCGCACCACACCGGCACCGACACGGCGGCGGGCGTGGAACCGGACCAGACCATTCACCGCCTGCGTGTAGGGGTCAGGGCGCACCTGAAGTTCCACGCGGTCGTAAATGCGATACCCGGCCTTGAAGTCGCCAAAGATGATCGGGTCGGCATCCTCGTCAATGTCGGGCATGTCCACCATTTCGACCACCGGACGGCCGAGGATGGTTTCGGGCTGGCCCGCCTGATAGCTCGGCTGCCACAGATAGTTGCCGTGGCCGTCTTTCAGCAGGCGCACAGCGGCCAGCGTGGTGCCGTTCATCACCCACGCCCCCCGGTTCCGGTAGGTCGCGGGCATGTCATACACCAGCCGGATCAGCGCATCGGCCGACAGGTTGGCGACGTGGCCGTTCAGCGAATGTGCAACGGCGGCTTCCTGCATGAAACCCTGCGGCTCCACGGCGGTCGAGCCGTTGACGAAGGCAAGACCTTCCTTCGCGGCGAAGTCCTCGGCCAGCGCAAGGCGCACCTCGGCTTCCACGTTGTCGCTGTCCTCGATCACCCATTGCGACAGATCGACGAAGGTGTTGATCTCCTTCACGTCGATTTCCATTTCATCGAACGTCGGTTTGCTCGCGGTGCGGGTCTCGGTCTCGCCGCGCCATTGGGCGTTGGTGACGCCGGTGCGCTTGGGCAGCACGATCTTGTGCGAACCGGCGGTGCGAACGTCCGCGACGGCGCGCACGGGCGAGAACTCCACCAGATTGCGGATGAACTCGCTGGACGTTTCTTCCGGGGCGAGGATGTAGGCCGGGGCGTCATTGGCGACGGTCAGGGCTTTGCGGTCGATCTCGCCACCTTGCAGGAAGTTCACGAACGCCTTGCGCTCGGTGTCGTCGCCCTGGCTGATCGCGGGCGCACCGATCTGCCCGCTACGCGCTTCCAGCTTGTCGAGCCGGGCCAGAACAGCGTTGTGCGCCTTGGTGTCGATCCCCGGCGCGTCGTTCGCCGGGGTTTGGGCTTTGGCCTCGGGGGCCTTGGTTTCTTCGTTTTCCATGTCGGAATCCTTACTCGTTACAGACTTCATAGAGGTGATCCGCGCGCCCGGATGCGCCGGGACCGCAACAATGCTGACTTCATGCAGTTCAAGGGCGTTGATGGTGCGCCCCTTCGCATGTCGCTTCGCTTCCTTCGTGACGAAGCCAATGGACAGGCCAGAGACGGCACCGGCCTTCACCATCGCCCGGACCTCGCGGGCGCGCTCCACGTCCTCAACCAGCAGGCGACCTTTGACGGTCAGGCCGGAGTCGGTTTCGGCGATCTGATCCCAAACACCGATCACCTGCCCTTGGTCATGGGCAAACAGCATCGGCAGGGTCGCAGGGCCGGAGAAAGCGCCCTTCTCGATCACGTCGCCCACCCGGTCAGGGCTGCCGAAGGGCCATGCCGTGCCGGTGATCTCGCCAGCATCCGAGACAGACAAGGACGCCTTGACTTCAAGCCGGTCGGTCATGCGGCCACCTTGAGCGCGGGCGCTTCGGGTTCGCCGGTGGTGCCGGTGCCGTTCCAGCGCGCTTCCATGATCTCGAAGGCCAGCGGGAAGATTTCAGCCAGCGGGCGGTTGCTGGCGTAGGTGTCGCACAGGCGCTTCGCTTCCACGGGCGCGGTGCCAGCGCCGATCAGACCAAGCCGGATGATCTCGCGCAGAACCTCGGCCGGATAGGCCATGTTCACCATCTGGAAGTAAAGCGCACCGACGCCAAGGCTGGTAAGGGTTTCCAGTTCGGCCAGCATGGGGTCGGTCAGGGTGAAGGCGTGTTCACCGTCACCGAAAAAGGCGCGGTGGGTGATCTGGTCATTCATTGGTCGGTTGATCCTCGGATTTGGGCGCGGGGGCTGCGCCGGTGGTGGTGAAGGGATTTTCGCGGGTGTCACCGCCCGGAACCGGCGGCAGGTTTTCAAGCGCGCGGATTTCATTGATGCTCAAGACGCCGGTGGAGCGGAATTGACTGTAGAAGGTCGCGCGGCTTGCCAGATCGGCAGACATTATGTCGTTGGTGATCGCCTCGATATAGAACCGGCTGCGTTCCTCGGGCGACAGCAGGACGCGCGTATAAGCCGCTTCCCAGCGGCCAATCCACGGGCGCAGGGTGTTGGTGATGAAGTCACGGTGCGACTGTTCAAAGTTGCTCCATGTCGCCCGGCTGGTCTCATAGAGAAGCGCAGGCGGAACACCAAAGGCACGGGCGACTTCGCGCACCTGTTCGCGGCGAACTTCGGAAAACTCGGCATCGGCCAGTTTCAGGGCGATTTCCTGAAACTCCATGCCTTCGTCAAGAATGGCGGTCTTGCCCGCCTGTTCACCGCCATGTGTGTTGAACCACGATCCGGTCAGCTTTTTCAGCGTATCGGCGTCCAGCTTCTCGGGGTGGCGGATCACGCCCGAGGGGCGGCCACCGTTCTTGAAGAACCCGGCAAGGTGCTGTTCAGAGGCAACCGCAAGGCCGATAGCTTCGCGGGCATGGCTGATCGGGCTGGCACCACCGCCCGCGTGAATATGCAACACGTCATGGTGCGGAAGGATGGTTTCGCCACCGTTCTTCAACCGGATGCGATAGGACGGTTCCCCGAAGTCGTCGGTTTCAACGTCCACCGCAGCGGGGTCCATCCGCAGAAGGAAAACCGGCTTGCCTTCGCTGTTGCGCGCGACCTGTGCGAAGCCGTGACCACGCAACAGGGCGTCGGTGGTCAGTTGCTCGCGGAAGTCCTTGGCGCTGGTCCAGTCGTTCGACCAGTCATGCACCAGCCCGTAAGACGGATGATCCTTCGCCGTCTCCTTGTCGGCGTGGTAGGTCTTGAAGGGCAGCGTGGCGACAGATTCCGCGATCAGTGACACGGCCCTGCGAACGGCAGGAACACGCATGGCCGACTGTGCGGTGACGGTGACGCCAGAGGCGACAGGGACCACCCCGAATAGGGGGAACGCCTCGGGGTCGGTCAGGCTGATAGACTTCTGTTCAGAAGCCGCCTTCTGTTCGGGGACGCCTCGCCCGACAATGCGGGCGAGGCCAGACATGATACCCATGCGGAACTCACAAAATACTCACTACAGGCACAGAATCCCATAAGTTGAATCCGTCTGCAAGGGAAATGTTATGATATTACGTTACAAGATGGTCGAGTTTCAGGCCGGGATATGCAATCGCGTTGACCAGTTCCACGCGCTGTTCCAGCATCCCTTGGGGCATGATCCCGTATTTGCCGGTCATGCTGGCCTCGGCATGTCCAAGGATGAAGCCGAATTGCTGGTCGAGATACCCGGCCCGGCGCAGGGCGTCGGTGGCACCGTGGCGGAAGGAATAGAGCGAAAGCCCCCTGCCCTGCTTCAAGCCGATCCGGGTCATATAGCGCCCGAACTCGCGCGAAACATCGGCCATCATCTGCCCGCGACTATTGCGCACCGCGCCGGGGAACAGCGCGGCACCGCCTTCCTTCACCCGCTGTTCATGGTAGCGGATGAAGCCCAGCCGGATCAGTTCCGGGTGAACCGGCACCACGCGCATTGAACCGGCGGTTTTCACCGACTTCCCTTCCTCGGTTTCGTCGCCCTCGGTGGTGATGTGCATGATCCAATGACCATGTTCCTGCCGAACATCCGAAACCGCAAGCTGGCCGATCTCGCCGGGACGGGCACCGGAGAACAGCATAATCAGCGGAACCCAAAACCGATGATCCCGGATCAGCACTTCGCCGGGCTTCGCCACGTTGCGCCATTCGTCGGCACCCTTGCAGCCGGTAAACCAAGGCGAGTTGAACAGGGTGACAAGCTGGTCGCTCTTGAAGGGCAGCGTCGGGGCCTTCGTCTCTTTCTTGAGCATCAGCCCATCGACCGGGTTGCGCTCAAGGTAGCCGTTGTTCACCGCCCAAGACAGGAAGGCGCTCAAGCTCGACAGGTAGCGGTTCACCGTCCGGTCGGCGATCACCGGCTTACCGACCTTCTCGTTAGCCTTGACGATCTGTTGAATGTTCATCCCGGCGAAGGCTTTGGTCTCGGTCGCCTTCACCGGATATTTCACCAGAAGCTGTTTCCAGTCCCGGACCTCGGCCTTGCTGATCTTGGCGATGGGGAAGTTCGCACCGACCATTTCAACGAAGGTGCGAATGTCGCGGCGGCACTGGTCAACGCGATCCTTCGCCACCCCGCGCGGGTTCTCGCTGGCGAATATCTCGAAAATCTCCATGATGGACTCACCCGGCTTCGCGCGTTCCCTGCGCGGGCCAATGGCGGGCCTAACAAGCGGGTCGCGGGGTTCGCCGGTGTAATCGCCCTTGTCGCGCTCTAGGGTGCGCTGTAGCGCCTCTATCTCGGCCCGCATCATGCGCCGGGCAAGGCTGATCCAGTCGGGCGTGGAGCGATCCACCAGCAGCCGGTTGCGCTCAATGAAGTCGTCAACCCCATGGGCGATTAGCACCGTCTCGCCCTTGGTCAGGTGCTTCCGCAGTTCGGCCAGCTTGACCTTGCGGTGTTCGGCCGCGATCTCGCCCGCCTTCTGCATCACTTGCAGGTCAAGGGTGGCGTCGAGGATGGACAGCGGGTCGGTGCCGGTGATCTCGCCCTTGTCCACCTTGTCGAGAATCCGCGCGGTCTCGGCCGCGATCTCGGCTTCGCCCGGCAGGTCGCCCCGCTCGGCTTCGTCGCGGTCCAGCGCCGCCGTGTAGTGATCCCAGGTCGCGTGTTCAAAGTCGGCCGGGACAAGGGCGCGGCGTGTGCGCAGGTCGTCAAACTCACGGTGCCAGCGGTCAATGACCGGCCACAGGCGGCGCTTTGCCTCGGTCTCGTCGTTGGTCCCAAGCGCCTTCACCAGTTCCTTCCGGCCGATAACCTCGACCAGATCAAGGGGGGACGCGGATGCGCGCGGAGTAGGCCGCACCACGGCGGATAAGGTGACTGACTCGGGCCATGAAATGCTCCACAT